CCTTCAACACCCTCAGAGTCGGGATCTCTTTCTCCAGCAGATACAGTCTCCACACTAGAAAAATCATAGAGTTTACCATTGTAATCTCCTGAGAGTTTTTCAAACTCCTTAACCCTGTCACCACCAACCACAATTTTAACACTTGAATGTCCATCACTATACCCCTGCTTCAAAACATCAAAAATAGTCCTGGAATTGGGATCATTCACAATATTTTCCGCATGATCAGGAAATGATTGCTTCATGATGTCCACCTTCTCATCAGGATCATATGGATTTTTCTTATTATCCTGAGATCTTGATGGATATATCTTGAAATTTCCTTTACCTGCTGCCTTCCTAGCAGCATCTAGTAGTTTCTTATGCCCAACAGTTGGTGGATTGAACCTACCAAATACAACTGTCAGAGGTCCAAGGTCTTCTTTAGGAGATCCATCTGCCCTCGTAGGTACTGGCATTCGTCTTGGACTACCATCTTCAAAACTTCCAAACTCTGATGATTCTCCATCTGCCTCTGGGGCAGAGGTAGGTTGCTGTTGAGTTTGTTCAGGTTCAGATTTAGAGGTTGTTGTTGGTTCATCTTCCTTCGCAGAATTTTGTTTCTGATTTACAAGTTCAAGTCGGCCGCCTTTGGTTTTAGCGGCAAGTCTACCGTTTTTATCGTACCAATTTCCGTGACCATCGCCAGTTAGTCCGCGACGTTCCGCTTGATCTGAAGCATTAGATGTTCTTGCTTCTTTTAAGAAATTAAAAAACGACTTCATTATTTGTTAATCCTCATAAAAATATTTAGTATAACTTTCCGAAGGGTCCAAATTTATTACCTTTCTTAATAGCAAGAAAGACCATATCAGTCCACACCTCAAGTTGATCTTTCTTAGGACTAATCTTATAAAGAGCATTCAGAAATGACAACTGCATCAACTTTGAGTTAGCAACGTATGGTTCTGTCAAGAATTTGTTCTCTATGTTAGCAACAAACTCATCACTGGTGTTAATATCTGTATCTGCTTTTGTACTAACAAAGTTAAACATATTTACATATTCTCTCTCTTTCTTTCTAAACTCTTCAATATTCTGAGGATAGTTCTTGTTTGACTTATCAAAGTCTTGACCAGCATCCTTCAATAGTTGAACAACTAGATCAACCTGTGCCTTACCACCCCTAGCAGCACCAGCACCAATCTGTGTTGCTTCCCATTTCAAATTAGAGAAACTTTTAGAATCATTCGCTTTAATCTGAAACTTGTATCCTTGACCACCAGACTTTGTAAGTTTGACTACAGTATCTTGAGACATATTAGCGTCTAATCTAATCTTAGATTCCACATTAGGGAAGTTATAATCATCTCTTTCTTCTAAAGTAAGTTCTTTAACATTAAATTCTTCCCACTTTGCCTGACTTCCTGATACCTTTTTAAGAGAAACACCAACAACAATCTTCTTCGTGAACATTTCTCTCATGATCGTATTCAACTCTTCAATCGTTTGAGTTGCTTTTGATCCAGAGATATTATCATTAATTACTTTTGTCACCGTAGCGACACTACCTTTGATGATCCACATGTCAGCGGGATCCCAGTTGTCTTTCTTGGTAATACCAAACTTTTGATTAACCAATTGAGAGATGTAGTCCATGAAGGAACCAGTTCCGCTGTGATCAAACACATCAAACTGTGAGGAACTATACAAAGAAAACATCTTTTCATGCTGTTTGTGGAAGACTTCCAACCATTCAAAATCAACAGATGGATATACATCCTTGATGCCTTTCATTGTGACATCATCATCCATCATTGCCTGAACATCTTTCCAGGTCTTATTATCTTTCAACACACGCTCAAAAACATACGTTGATGCTTTCTCCTGCATCAATGTTGTCTTGGCATCTGCTTTCTTTCCACCCAGTGGTTTATATTGAATGACAGCACTTTTTACTTTACCTTGATTTTGAAAAGGCACAACAGTGGCAGGGAATGATGACCCTGATATCTTTGTCGTGCTGTAATCAAGTTTCGCCTTATCAAAGTTCTCATGAATCTGAGCAGCGAGTGCCATTCTATCAGGTGCGGAGAAGACATACTTCATACGCACCTTAGATGATTCGTCCTTCGTTTTGATAGAAGGATCGTTTAAGAACTGCTCAATGCCATTGAATACAGCGAGAGGTGTATTCCTTGAAATTGCCATTAGTCAATCCAGCTATTTACAATCTCCTGAATTCTTGCGAGTTCTGCTTCGGAGAACTGTACACTTTCTTTCTTCATATTAGCATACTTTACAGCAGGTGAGTGCTTACCCAACATCAAACGCTTATCAATTTGGTCTTGTGTTTCTTTCTTCTTAGGTTTGCCACCACCACGAATCATAGCAGCACCTGTGCCATATCCTTCTTCCATTTTCTCATCACAATCATCATCGCACTTATGACCTTTCATACCGTGCTTCTTCTTATCCTTAAGAGCCTTCTTCATTGACTCTTTTTTATTGTTATCCTTATCAAAGTCAAGATAATCAGGTTTTGCTGCTTCGTAAACAGAATTATAAGCATCTGCCCATGATTCCTTCATGGACTTCTTCTTCATGTTTGCCTTACGATATTGAAGGTCTGCTCTGGATCCACTGTCCATCCTACCCTGTGCTTTTGGTTTCATAGAACCACCTGCGGGTTGAGGACCAGCACCACCATCACTAACTCTTCTACCGGAGGTGTACTTGGCACCACTCATCTTGGAGTCGCCAGAGACCATCTTGCCAGCATCAGAACGACTATCTTGATACTGTTTCTCAGTCTGACCGTGCTTACCCTTATAAAGTTCAAGAAGACCTGACTTTACATTAGCACATTCGTTTGCTACCAGAGCACTATGATGTCTTTGAACTCTCTTGTCCTGATTGAATCTAGAAGACCAAGTTTCTCGTAGTTTCTTTGATTCTCTATACTTGGCAAACGACTCAAGTCTATTTGCTTTAGATTTAATACGATCAAAGGTTTCAACAAACGCCGCAAGAATTCTAGAAGTCTTTCTATTTCTACCTACGTTCTGACCTTCCTCAAGAACTTCAGTTAAATTATTTTCTACTTCCTCTAACTTCATTTCTTGACTGAATAAAGTCTCACATACTTCTTCAGCAATTTCACGAAGGTCATTATCAGTAAGAACTTCAGTGTTCATCTCACTTACTGCGTCTCTAACTGAGTAATACTCCTCTTTTGCCTCAGAGTTATGGACAGCGGCATACGCTCCCATAAAGTTTTGCATTGCTGAAGACATCTTCTTTACACATTACTTTTTTATATTTATACCGTTTAGATGCTTTCGTTCCTCAGAATACAAAGAAGAAGGATTAAGATAGATCTCAACCCCCTTTTGTATCTCAGGATATAACCAAACATCCCAGTCATTAAAACAATACTTCCAGTTAGGAGGGTGAGTTACACAAGGAACTATCAATGTAGTCCATAGTGCTAATCCATAACTGATAATTGTATTCACAACTTACCGTCTACAGTAGCACTACCAACAACTCTGGTATATTTCTCAAGTGTACCCTCTTGCTCACATTTAAGATGCCAACGTGTCATAAGAGTGACACCATCTTTAGTAGCGCCAGTCATCATCTGACGACCTTGTTTTGTCATCGTAGAATACAATCCATACCTAGTTTCCCAGACATAGAAGCATTCGTCAATAAGTTCCGCACCCTCTGGCACTACTACTGTATTAGTCGATGTCTGAATCATCTTCCTCTTTCTTCTTATTGAATCCAAAAGGTCCAGACAGTTTATCTTCAAGTTTAATCTTCAGCGCGACAGCACCGATTGTTTCCATGACTTTTAAAATGTCTTCTGTCTTGGCATTTTCTCCCAGTTGGTTAGCAATATACCAATACTTAGGCCAGAACTCTACGCCTGCCTTTTCATAATCATCAAGTGTTAGAAGTTTCATCGCTCTCCTTAATTGCTGTTACTGCTTTTTGTAATTCTTCTTCAATCTGTGTATCTAGGTTCACAATCACATTACGAATATCAACAACTCGTTGTGGACAACAAGTTGGGTCATAGGTGTAATCTTTTGTGTCTCGGAATAATGATTCACGAACTGCTGCGGCAGTTCTTACGTCCAATTCAATATTAATCAAAGGTCTCCCTCCTTACGGTTTTCAGAATAATGGACATCAAATGTGCCCGATGGGTAACGAGCACTCAACTTATCAACGTTCATCTGCATGAGTTCGTCGAAGTCAGTATCAAGTGCCATACATGCTTGCGCCATATACCACATGATATCACCAAGTTCTTTTTTCATATGAATGATGTTTGCTTCCTCATAGGGTTTTCCTTGAAGAAAGATCTTCTTGACAATCTCGGCAAACTCACCTGCTTCCGCAGTGATACCCAGAGCAGCAGTGGTCAACTTGGGAACATCGGCACCCAGTCCTTCGAGTTCAGCAAGTCTTGTTGCTAGATCCTGAAAGTATGTGCTGGGACGACTGGTCGTTTGAGAAACGAAGTCAATATATTTTGCGGGGTCAATAGTCATAGTTCTAAATTAAGTGGTTCTTGTTGACTTTCAGGTAGAATTTGCTGCATCGGTAGTTCCAAATCAGGTGCTACCCTAATATACGGAACATCCACAGTCTTAGGAGGTTCTGGAAGGTATACTCTTTGAAATGAATAGTTTGGATAAGAACTTAATACTGTTTCTACATCCTTCATACTACCACAGTGGCGAAACCTATTACCATCCTCATCTCTAACCTCATAGATGTAAGAGGCGTTAGGTACTACAAGTTGCGATTGTAGTGTTCTATTAGTAAGTCCCATATCAGAATTTAAATCCCTCAAAGGACTTTTTTGGTTTGTCTTCGTACTCATACTCCTCTTGTTTACTTTCAAGCAAGTCTTCTTGTGCCGATTGTTCACAATCATACAACCTCATCTTTGCTCTGTCAATACCCACGACAAATCTCTTATACAAGGTAATATCATTATACCTGTTCTTGAGTTGTTTGACTAGTATCTGTCCCAACTCTTCAAGCTCGTCAGTTTTAATAAGGGCAAACATAAGATCAGCAGTAGCAGGCAAACCAAAGGACTCACTAGTATCAGTGAGTTCAATATCACTGCTGCCATAACCAGAGCGAGTGGTCTGCGTGGCAGAAACGATAGGGACGTTTGCTTCGACAGCCAACCCTCGAAGCTCTTCAGCAATTGCTTTGACAACTGTATATGAATTGACATTGCTACCAGCGCGATATCTTTCGGAAGCACATATATTAAGGTAATCAATGAAAATAATATCAG